ATCTTGTAACCGTCTCGTGCTTTGATACAACCCTTAACAGCAGGATTATCTCTAGGCAACTGTTGCATATTTAGTTTACCACTAGAGGAAAGTCTACCCGATGTGGTACCATGCAGGTTAAAGTTGGTTCTAAGGCGTCCATCCCGATTAAGCTGTGGTATAATCTTGTCAAGGTAAGTATTCTTAATTTTAGAATCCTTACGAATGTCCAAGATCAGCTTTGGGATTTCATGTTGCTCTGCTAGAATTTCCAGTACTTCGGCATTTGTTGAGTCAGCCCCCGTGCCTGTCTTGATACCCGTAGGCTGCAAGCCCACATAATCAAACAGCAGCTTACGAAGCTGTTGTACTGACCCAGGATTGAAAGGCTGGGCTTGATCAATCTCAAACTCTTTTACCTTGTCAAAACTGCGAAGTTGTTGCGAGTTAGCCTCAAGTTGGCTTTCCATAGTGCTTTGAGCAATACGCAAACGCTCCTCATCGAAAGGAACACCATTGTCTTGTATCTTGCCTAGGAATCGCATACCGGGAATAAGAATCTTGTCATAGAGGTCTTTTAACCTAGGATTCTTATCTACTGCACGTCGAAACTTATTATAAAGGATAAATGTCACACAAGCATCGATAGCAGCATATTCTACCATTACTTCAAATGGGATAAACTCCCAACTAAACTCACTCTTGAGAAGACCATGACTTTTTGTGTAGTCATCAATAAACTTGTAAAGGTCTTCTTCGTAGTCACCATATTCGGTATACTGTAGAGCAAGTTGCTTTAGCCCGTGAGTACCTGGCCGCTCGTCTAGAGCATAATGCAGAAGCATTGTATCTTCTACAACAGGAAACTCAAAGCCAAAATGATATTCAAAGAAAGCGAGGTCAAACTTAGCATTATGAAAGACCACGGCCTTTTCTCTAAAAAGTCGCTGTAGACTGGTTGCAACGTCATCATCAATGACCTCAGTGCTAATGTAAGCCCCAGTATCGGGATAGCCACAAAGACTAATCCCAAGCATATAACCATCACGAGGATAAAGCGCCGTAGTTTCACTATCAAGGGCACAGAAATTGTACTCTGATTGTCTAACATATTCGATATATTCCAGCGCCTCTTGTTTATCGTTAATCCCCTTGAATCTAGATTTGTCATATGCTTTGTGTACTCTCTTCCCTGTAACATAATCATTGATTGCTGATACAGAGTTTTCCCAAAGCTTTTTAGCTTCAGGCTTAAATGCAAGCATTGCTGGATTGATTGTTGGAATAAACTTTTCATCTACAATTTTACCTGCATATTCTGTCACAGAGGACTTGCCAGTAAAAAACTTGAAGGGCTCCGACCCGACAAGAATAACCCAGTCATACTCATCTGCAACTTCTTTTTGCAGCTCAACATCCTTCTTAAGAACTTTCTTAAGTTGTGCATTGCTGGTAAGTGTCTTACGGTCATAATCAAAGTTGAGGCTGTTATAAGTATTTTTGGAAGGTTTTGTTTCTACTAGAAGTACTCTGGACATTTTATGTTAATTACTTTCTCTATCTGTTTTCTACTTAGCGATCCTGGGTCTCTATCTCTAAAGAAGATATTGTCGACCTGAAAGCCAAGACTTTTTGCAAGGTCTGCTACTTTTCTAGCCCCTTCCTGACCGGCATCGTCGCCATCGAAGAAGAGGTAAAGTTTAGTACAGCCAAGAAGGCTAAGTAGCTTAAGTCGTTCGTCATTTACAGTGCTTGTGCCAAACGTACACATAGTGTTGGTAATTCCTTTGTCATGCATATTTAGCATGTCAAAAATGCCCTCGACTAGAATGATACTACCACCTTTTGGCTTCGCTGTCAAGGGAAATAATGGCAAGCTCACTTGTTTTGGATAAATCAAATACTTAGGTTTTATTTGATCATCTAAGGATCGTGCATTGAAAGCTGTGATCTTGCCAGTAATGTCATAAATTGGAAATACGATTCTATCTTTAAAATCGGCACTGTAAGTAAAGGCTTTAAAATGCTTGTAGGTATCTGCGCTGATGCCACGATAATCTTTTTCAAAATACTGAAGATTCTCGGGCAGCCTTAGCCCAACATTTTCTAGTTTGATGGACTGTAGCTTCTTGGCCAGCGTTTCTCTACGCACTTGCAGCTTGGATACAATTACATTGAATCTGCTAAAAAGATTGCCTTTAAAGCCGCAAGAGAAACAGTGATATATACCAGTAGCCTTATCAATCCGCATAGAAGGACTTCTATCATCATGATCAGGATTGAGGCAAGAAACTACTACGTCTCTGCCGCTCATCCGGTATGGTATCTTCTGTTTCTCAAGCAGCTCTTCTACTGTCATTTCTTACGCCCTAGTGCTGTGATATCGTCTGACTCTCCAATATACATGTACGCACCTTTGTTGCATACTGGAGCCATCTGGGTTGCTTTCTGCTTGATCTTCTCTTGGATAGCAAGGCTTTCCTTGTGAAGATTACGCATAACAGACTTGTCTGGTGTCTGCCCATTGCCAAAACTGTTAGAGCAGTCTGGCAAGACCGGATCACGATAGTCTGAAAAGTCAGGCATGTTAGCCCACGATCCACGAATCTTTTTGCGACGAACGTACTTTCTCTTCTTCATAGTGCTCTCCTTATTTTCTCTATATTAGCATAAGGCAAAGAACAAGTCAAGAACTAATCCCAGGGTGTATCATCGGCATCTTCTGTCGCATCCTCGGTAGGAACGATAGCAGATTCAGGACCGATTCGAAGAGTCTCCCAATCCATGTGAGAAGTAAAGTCTGTCTCAGGATAGGCTCGCATCTTAGTGCAGTTAAAGCTGATACAAGCATCTTCTTTTTGGTGCGGGTCTAGAGTAAAGGCCGCATCAGCAGAGTCTAGAATACCTTTTGAGAATCTAGCCTCTCCGCTGTTGTCAATCTGATAGGGTGAGAGTACCGGCACTTTATATTTTTGTGCCATAGTTTTTAGAAACTTAGCAATCTCAATCTGTTGATCCCACTCATACTGACCTTTCTTACTGGGAAACTTAGTAAGTTTTATCTGGTTGATATAGTCAACAATGATAATCTTAGGTTGTATTAGTGATACTTTTCTTTCTAACTCAGAACGTATTCTAGAGATAGTAAGTTCTGGATCATATACAATATCAAATCGTTGGTCTTTTAGGGGTAAGGTAACTAGCTTTTTATGTAGCTCGTCAAAAGACATAGACAGCGAATACTCTTCACTGTACATATCTAGGCCACCTTCATATCTGTTGGCCCACCATTTTGCAAGGCGTTGTATTTCATCGGAGGAGAGAGTTCTGTTCTTCAGCCTGTAGTGTGAAACTCCAGCACCAATAGATGCAATCCTCTGTAGCACTTCTCGCTGCGTCATCTCGATAGTAAAGTATATCGAAGATGCCCCATTGTTATAGGTATTGGCAGCAAGGTTACTACATACAAGAGACTTACCAGAACCTCTCTTACCTCCGACTAGGATCAGGTCTTCTTGACTAAAGCTGATGTTTTCATCGTATGCTGTATTTAGTCCAAGAGCCAGTCTGCCTTCAATCAATTCTTCGGCTTCAAAGAGTTCGATTGTCTGCATACTTTCCTGATCCGTATCCATCTCGATTTTGTTTTCGAGATCGACAATCATAGCCTGCAAATGTTCAACAGTGTCAGTTACTTTATCAAACGCAGTAGAATTATTAAGTAACTTTTCGATATTTGTAAAGGTAACTTCCTGAGCATAATCTGACTTTAGAAACTCTAGAAGTATTTCTGCATCAGCGTCAACTTCAACCTGCTCTACGACAGCAATCTTTTGTTGAAGTCTTTTACCTTTAGCATCGAATTTTAGTTCTTCAAAGGTGGGTACTTTGTTGAACCTGTCTAGGAACGAAGAAACTTTGTCGTAGATTTCTCCGTACTCAGACGGCAAGTAATTCTTTCGCAAAGAAGTCCAAGCGGCAAGGTCTTGCTGGCTTATAATTTGTTTTAATAATGCACTTGCAAGGTCCAATTTGATCTCCACCAAAAAACGGGATGTAGGCTACTACACCCCGTTTTTCCGACTTCTATAAACGAAAGTTACTGAGCGGCTGCGCGAGCTGCTTTCTCGCGACGAGCAGCACCGTCATAGTCTTGGGCTACAAGACCACGGCGGGTAAGCATGGTCTTAACACCACGCGGAGAACGATCGATTTCGTTTGCGATCTCTTCCACAGTCATAGAACCTACGTCCAGACCTTGGAAAGCGTCAACGGCTTTTGCAACCTTGTTGGAAGCAGGGATAGCGTCGATGTGACCGCTACGCAGCAGGGACAGAGCCTTACCGCGAACAGAAGCAACAGTGTAGCCCAGAGCCTCTGCGATATCTTCGATCATAGCACCACCGTTAGCCATTTCGACGAAGGTAGCCTGGGCTTCTTCGCTATAGGTACGCTGGTATTCTTTCTTCTCGGCTGGCTTGACCAGATGGGTCAGTTCCATCGAGAGGATTTTGCCCTGAAGCTGCTTGGCAGAGAACTGGCCGTCTTCAAAGACGTCAGCGATTTCTGCAAAGGTGTAGTCACCTTCGTTAGCTTCAAGGAAAGCACGGAGAGCATCTTCTTGATACTCCGTGAAAGACTTCGTGTTGGCAGTTGCAGTCTTTTCGACTTCATAGCCCAGCTTACGCAGCTTGGCGGCAACTGAACGCGGCGTCGTTCCGAGTTGGTCAGCAGCACCAGCAACAGTTTCTAGGGATACCAGATCGTCGTTTGCTCCGACAAAGGTTTCCAGTTCTGAGGTGCGTGCTTCGTCCCACTTAGGTAGTTTGTTCATTCTAACTCCATTATATTAGTGATAATTGATGTGCCATTTGCACGGGCTTTTTTAGTTTTTTCGCTTTCAAGGCCAGATTCGTTTACAAGAATGTCTGTATTCTTAGTCACGCTAGAGACAAGTTTATAGCCAAGCGCACTAAGATGCTTGCCCGCCTCTGCTTTGGTCTTGAAAGACTTTAGTTTACCTGTAATACAAACAATTTTGCCGCTAATTGGCTTTTCTGATTTGAAAGAGAAAGGCAGATTAACCCACTCTTTAGTTTCAAACCAAGCCATAAAGTTAGCTGCTGATTTTGGCCCAAGTGTTTCGTAAACTAAGGTTTCATTTATTTCATGTATGTCCGAAACCTTGGCACAAAGTTTATCAGCAGCCGTCTTTCCTACTAGAGGAATACCAACGGCAGCTATAACAGTATTGAGAGATGCCCCTTTGGACGCCTCAATATTGTTGTATAGCTTAGTGCCTAGGGCTTCTCCCAGTACCTCGATATAGT